AACTGGGGGGGGCTGATTTGGCAACGTGCCCGGTACTACGTCATCGTAAATTGTTTGACCAGTATTCCCTAGTACCTCTCTGCCGTCTAACGGTAATCCACTTCCCCCTGGCCCCATTGGGTTTATGTCAAAATCTGCTGCCCCGAATCTTGTCCCCTCGATAACATCAGGTTGGCGTGGTCCCCCCTGATCGTCCTGCTGCTCACCGGCCCACATCTCCTGCTGAGCCCAAGGCATAGCGGTATCTTTATAATGACCTAAGTCACGCCAAGTTCCCCCCTCCTCTTGTGGTCCCTCGGATGCCTCTTGTGCGGATACCTCTTGTGCTGCCTCGGGTGCCTCCGCGGGGACTTGTCCCGACATTTGATGATAGCTGGAAATCAGGACCTGGTGAGGCTTGCCAGTGGTTGGATTCCACAGCCAACCACCAGGTAGTGTCTTCCCGGTGTTGGGGTCGATCCTCAAGGGGGACTTATGGTCGTACCATGAACCAAAAGCCTTGCCAGTTGAGGGTTCGACTCCTGTTCCAGCAAATGCCTCGGCTGTTGTTTCCGTCTTTGGCACCCACCCAGGTGGGGCGTAACCAGGGCTTCCAGGACCACCTCGGTATGTACCGGCTGTACCGGCTGTAGGCGGTAGAGGAGGCTTGGAGCCATACAGGACCTCCCTGGGCTGTCCCCCCGGAACAACCCCGGTAGGAGGCCCAACAGACGTTGGCCCCCACGCGGCTGGAGCACTCGGAGTCAGGGGTCTAGTGGGGCTCTGTCCAAAATTCTGAACAGGCTTTAGGGGCGATCCACCAGACGGCGGCAAACCTGTCGGCGGCTGGAATGCTCCCCCAGTAGCACCGTGTATCTGTCCCACCTGCTTCTGTAGTCCAGCAGCCGGATCAGGGACTGTAGGCGGAACAGGAGCGTTGGGCACCTTGGGACCCATCTGTGGAACGACTGGCTTTAGCTGCCCCAAGTTGTCAAATTTAGCCATTGGTTAGCCTTGTTGTGTTTTGGCCCATTCAGGCAACGGTTCACTTGCTACTTTCTTGTCCGCTCCCCAGGAGAACTTCCCGCTATCATCAACCCCCGTATAATTTCCCTTCCATGCCCAGTCTTCCGCCTGCGAGGGAGTGTCCTCCCAAACTTCTCGGGTGTCCCAAACCTGCTCGTTGTAGTGAGCTAGGTCCCCAGCCTTCAGGTCTTCAGATCCAGTCCCAGACAGAATGCTGTCACCGACGGTGTTATCGACACCGTTGCCATTGAGGTTATTCAATATGGTATTGAGCTGGGTCTGATGGTCGTGTGCAGCTATATCCTGAGCCTTTTGCTGCTCATCCTCAAGTCCGCCTACGGTCTGGGAATCTTCTCCTGTCCCTTCTACTCCCTGTACGCCATAAGGAGGTACTGTATTAGTGGGGGTAAAGCCATCACCACCACCATTACCAGTATTACCAGTAGGAAGAGTGGGAGTTCCTGTCGTATATCCTGCCCCATACCCAGGAGGAAGATTGGCATCAAGGCTAATTCCACCACCTGGAACGTACCCTCCCTGAGTCATGGGCAAGTACAAATTTGCTTGGGTTGAACGTACCCCAGGCCCTGCCACCAAGGGCACATTGTAGTTAATACGCTGACGAGGGGTAGATCGGGCAACAGCAGCCCCATACTGGTCTGTTAAACCGAGCCCTGTATACCGGGCATATTTCTCGGAGAGACGGTTCCCATGCTCATCCTTCATCACATACCGTTCATTGGGATCCCTTCCTAGCATTCCCCCAGCAAGCCCTAAACCTGCGGGAATAGCCGCTGCCAGAACATCCTTACTCATAAGGTTCTGTCCGAGATTGCTCCAGAAGCCACCTTCACTGCTACCGTGACCGAGCGTAAGACCGCCTGCCGGGCCAGCGGTACCGCCACCACCGCCACCACCACCTTTGAATGAACCCATGATCTTGGGCAGGAACTGAGAAACCAGCATCCCGGCCAATTGGCCCCAGAAACCTATCGCGAACGGAACATAGCCTAGCCACTCCATGAACGGGAGGGAGAAAAAAGGATCAGGTAAATTCCAAATCATGACAGTCTCTTGGTTGGTTTGGGTTTCACACCCACATGGAACCCAAGCATCTTAGGCCTGTAGGCAGCTGAACTCTCTGAAAACTGAAATCGGACTTCTTCATCAACAAGGTATCCCCCCGTAGCGTTTTCAACGAATACAACTTCCTTCTTATGGGTGGCTGTGGTGTCCTCAAGGGACATTGTTGTATCCATAAAAGGATTCTCAGTATCAGGATCTTCGTATCCAGCCCACGCCTTAATTGTAACTGTTGAGGCGGCTAAAGACTCAAATACAGGCTCTAGCCAATCCCAGTGGAAGCTCATTCCATGATCCTTACGCTGCCTTGAAATGTCCCGCTGGGGCAATAGAGGCTTGGTTCTCCACCGCCATTCATAGGCAGCTCCATCAAAGTTATTCCCCGTAAACATCTGATAAACAAGCCCCCCTGTGCCGGCAGTTGCTTGCCCTGAAAAGACAAACTCATCCATATCAGTTGTGTGATGTACGGTTCCAGAAAGAAGTGTTGTGAAGTCTGGATAAATCCACCAAACATTACGTCGATAGTCCCAGCCAATACACTGATTAGGGACAGCTGAAGAATCAATAGGAAAGAAGAAAAAGACCATCCTGAGAGATGGGCTATTTACCGCCCATGATAAGTGGGCGTATTCCAGATTCATTGATGAAAGCGTATTCCAGACATCTGCCGAAATATCAACTGAGGAATTACCATCGTAAGCACGAACAGTCTTGTCCGGGGCCAAGAAGACAAGGACATTATCTCCATTGAATTCAACCTTCTGTACTGTACTACCAGCTACCGTTCCCGCTGGAGACTTAGCCTTCTGTAGAATCCAAGGATCAGGCTCTTCCGACCGTGGTTGTGTACCTGAAAGATTCCAAATCCCCCATTTCTTAAATATCACCTGAGTAATGATCCTCTGGTCCTGGCTTATAGCCTGGAACTCAGGCTCCATATGCATAATTTCGTCACCATCCTGCTGGGCTACTTGTAGCCTCTCAAGAAGATTAACGCTCTCAGGGAGCCCCAGATCGCTTGGATAGATAGAGTTCCTTGCACCATCCTTATTAGCATAGAACATTCGTCCACGGGCCTGTGAGAGAACCCTGAGGCCTGTTGGTGGGGCATCCCCATGCCTTATTAGCTCCTCATTTACAACGTAATCACTCTCAGCGATATCCAGGGTGACAGAGGTGGCAGAGTTCCCGTCCAACATATGGGCAAAGTAGTAAATACCGGGATTGTCACCCCCTGTGAGATAGAGTTTCCTGGCCTTAGTTCCCCCTGGACCTGTAGGAATACTTGATACAGCCAGCTGTTCATTCTCGAGTAGCACAGGGTCTGAAGCAGGAGAACCTATCCCTTCACTGTCGTCAGACTGTATATACACCACCTTCATCCGGTATTGCCCGTTGAGATCTCCGGCAGATCCAGCTGCAAGTGACGGGGCCGAGGGCTGAGTCCCTCCCGCAGAGGCCCACGTCGAACCATCCCAGGTCTTGATTGCTGCTGATCCACCAGAAGCTATAAACATCGTATCGCTCATTCGGGCAAACTTTGGGACATCATCAGCCCCAAGACCTGTTCCTAGAGAAGTAGCTGACCCATCAGATGTATTTATTGAATATGCCGTATCGTTAAGAACAGCAATTAATTTACGGGTTAATGCTCCAGCAGTCTCGTAATGCCAGGAGAACAATCCCCGGACAGCATAAGAAGCAATCGAAGAGGCAGTTAACTTAGTGTAACCTGGAATCTTAGCCACCCTCTCTTTATCATCGAGGAATCCATTCTTTGACCCATCAGGGGAATGAATAGAATCCACAGAGATTAGGTCCTGGTTCTCCTTAGTCCCTCTAAGGCCGAAGATGTCAACAACACGAGTCAGGGTAGCCATTATCGTCCACGAGCAGGTCCATATTTATAACCTTCAATAATTCGTTTAGTCATTTGATCACTAATACGTCTTGAGGCTGCTTTTGTTGCAATCATCCGACTCCCAGCAGCCAGGCCTCTAGCAGCCCCAGCCGCCGCCCCCAACGGTCCTGCTATCAAAGCACCCGCAATAAGACCTGGGGCCTGATCTACGAGCCACTTCTGAGCGGGAGGTAGAGAGCTGTACCACTGGTCGGAGTTAATAGTCCCACCCAGCAAACTTCGGTTATCCGGATCGTAGCTCGGAAGGCCAACATCAAACTCTGCTTCTACCGAAGGGTCGTATGGACGATCCTCACGAAGGGGATACCGAGACAACGGGCCGTGTTGTTGCACACGAGAGGTGGATCCTCCTTCTTCTTCATCGAGGCCGGGGACCCGCCACTCCTGGATGCCGCCCTCTTCTAATGTCCTCATTGCATCAAGTACATTCTGGGGTATTGGTTTCTGTTGGGGCATTACTTTTCCCCTTCTAGCTTTCTTTTTCTTTCGTCAAATTCCTTAATCCCAGGGACAAGGTTACGAAAGGGGATTTGGGACGACGAATGTGAACCGCTCGGATATCTCGTCCCTCCTGCAGTATCCAGGTCCCCCCAGAGTCCATATTCGTCAGTCAGGTGAAATCCCACTCGGTTAAGCCCATCTTTGAAATTGGTCATTACGCGGTCCCACCAAGGTAGTTCAATCGGCCCCAGGGACCTTGGCTCTTGTTGAATTTCACTAGCAAGTATGTGCGACATCGAGACCTCCGGCTGGCCCGTGAAGTCCCTAGTTTCCCAAACATTCAATACTTGGTCCGGGTGATACCTCTTGTCTGAATTGTAATTAACCGGTTCCTCTTGAAATGGCTCGACCTCTGTTGCTTCTCTCCATTTATTTGACCCAGTATCTCCATAGGAAGCCCACTCTTCAGCCCGTCTAATCCCCTCAGGTGAAGCGTGCCAGTCTGCTATCATCTGCTCGCCCTCACTTTTGGGAGGATTGTTTAATAGTTCAAGTTCCTCACGTCTAGTTGGACGTGTTAACCGTGGATCAGGCCTCCATTGCTTTCCCTGTGGCATTATCGTCTCCGTCCAAACCTTCCATTACCAAAACTGTCACGCCATGTGGTACGAATATCACGCATTTCCATTGGTTCGGAGACACGACGACCAAAGCTTCTTACGAAATTAGGTAATAACCTTCCATCGTAGTGTCGTTCTAGCTCTGCCCTTCTATCTTCACGTCGGATACCCGACCGTAGAGCAGCTCCGACCTCAAGTACTTCACGAAACATCTCCCAAACCTGAGGAACGGTGGTACTTGATGTCCAATCATCTGGCAAATACCAGTAATCCACCCGTAATCCACCACTAATACTAGTACTTGGGGTGCCCCTAAGATCCAGATGGTTGCCACGGAGCGAATAAAAGAAGTCTGTATCGTTAAAAGTCTTTGCTTCATGCTCCCAAACACGAAATTGCTCACGATCCTTGAACTCACAGAGCTTAAAATTGCCATCAGGGTCCTTCCTCATGACCTTTTTGATCTTCACAAAGTCATCAGGAAGCTCATAAAGGCTCTGATCAGCAACAATATCGTCTGTGGCAGAGGTTAAATGCACTTCTTCAACCTGAACCTGCTTCATTGACAGCAGAAAACGACGTTCATGGTTAACAAAACCTATGATCGTCGAATCATGATTGCTGCTCTGCATCTCCGGCACGTACTTCTTCACACCATCAATGAGATTCTGGCCTGTTGTATTAATAGCCATAAGCTAAATAAGGACTGTTACGGTGACGCTGCTATCTGTGACAGCAACGCCACCGTCAGTAACAGTTTGCGATTCTGCGTCCCATGACCCGGACGGAAGAGACTCAGCGGTCCATACAGCACTACTTACAAACCGGGAATCAATGACAACGGCAGCAGCGTTGTCGGTGACAGCAACTCCACCATCAGTGATCGCCTGAGAAGCTTCTGGCCCCTCTGGTGTCCACGATTCTGAAGTCTCTGTCTCCTTCGACCAAGCCATGCACGGTTATCTATGCTTGATAAGGTTCGCTACGACACTGAATGTATGACCAGGAGTCGAACTACCACCAATAGTTGTCTTCACACGCAGATACTTCGCGCACAAAGGAAACGTCATGGAGATTTGACCCGCAGCAGTTAGCTGCATCGTCATCGCTGCCGGGTCCGACGCGCTTGGATAAATATTCAGCGGGAACCAGGTACTGTTGTCGTTCGACACTTCAGGTTCAGTATCTACGGTAGGACTAGAACCCGTCACAGCCGTAGATACTGTCATGATGGTACACAGTGAATAACCATCAACTCGAAGGCCATCCGAGTTTTCGCTGGCTGTACGAGCCGATGACTCTAGGAACTCATGTTCTGAAAACTTTGCCACACTTACCTCCAAGGCCAACCGTTCTATTTGATGCGGGGCTGGTTACCCACACGCGGTTTACGGCCTTTAGGTTGTGACTAAGCTGCACCCTCTCCAGCTACTTCGTAGAACCTGTCCTTATGCGAACTCAGAGCGGTACCGTCAGGGGTGGCATGTATCCCTCGTTGCTGATACTGATTGGAGATGTCTGCCTCTAATTGGCTGACATTGTTCGGAGCAGCTCGTAGAAGATCAATGAGATTCGAATCCGAAGTCTCGTATCGGCCCTCGACAAACTGAACCTTTTTTATTTCCTCCTCAATCACAGTAATGCCACCACTGCTGTACTTCCTCTGTGGTCGTACATGCAGGTTTACAAGCAGCCTTTCTGAAGGGCTAACGAAAATGACGTTATCCGTGACTACGGGCGTTTCTTCCGTCTGTGTTGCAGCGTCGTCGTTTAACATTAAATCCTCGATGTAAGGGGACGGTTGGAGGACAACTATGAGTTAGCCTCCTCCAACCGACTTATCCTTGATTAACCAGTTACTCCAGTCATCAAACGGGACCACCGCTCCATGCGGTATTCCATTCCGATTTCCGACAGGTACTCATCCTGCCAGCTATCAGCATCATTTGCCTGGATATCGCGACGAAGCTTCGTGTCGCGGTTTTTGCCATTAGCGGCCAGGAAGCGATAAGTGGGGCTCTGCGGGTCCATAAGGATTCCGTAGCCACCATACTTTGCTGTCCCAGTGCCGTTGCTGGCAGGGTTATTTTCCAAGAGGTTATGTGCCATTAGAAGCACATCACCAAAGAACGAAGTGTAATTCTGGACCGAAATCCCATACGTCTTGTCCTTTGGCACAACCTGGAGAGCATCACGGGCAAACCCGTTGATAGCTCCAATCACTGCACGAGAACCGAAAAACCACTTCGAGTTCTTTCCTTGAGATGAAGAATGCAAGAAGCCGTTCTGTAGGAACGAATTCCAAGCGTCTTCACTAATGAAACCACCGATTGCCTCGGTGTTCGTAGTGATCCAGTTGAGAACCCCACGGGTCGTTCTAATTGGAGTGGACCCACTCGTATCTTCGTCGCGCTGACCGAACAAGAAAGCAGCCTCGATGTTGAGCGCATGGTCAACACCACGGTTCTTCCTGTCCCTGGTACGATCGTTGCCCCAATACAGCTCAGAGGCCTCTTCCGTGCCAGTAGCACCAAAGGTATCTCGGAAGATCTGGGTGTAGTTATACCCCCGGCTCTTCTTCGTTGCCTTCATGGTGCCAGCCGTTGCACCTTCAGCGTGTGCCGATCCGATAATTCGCAGGTCGTCACCATCAACAATTGCCGCAGCAGTTGAACCAGCAGCAGCACGAGTGATTGTCAGTGTGTTAGAACTGACTGACGATACGCGAACAATCTCACCAGTACGCGGAAGTAATACGAGGTTAGCCGAACCGAAATAGCTTCCGTTATCAACAACAACACTTGTTGCAGAGCTGTTGTAACCGGAGCCATAATTTACCGCATCCCAATAAGGGAACGGCTCGTCTTCAAACCACTCGAAAGTCGTGTTTATGGCACGACGCTTACGACCCTTTGTCTTTGTCGTAATTTGAACAAGGGGTGCCGAATTCGGCTCAAGCTCTGAAACGTCTACTGATCGATCTGGAACTCGACCTTGTGACAGAACAGACGTCGTAGCTTTGGAGCCGGATATGACAGTCCCACCAAAACTAGGCATAATCTCCTATCCTAGTCGAACGATCCTCCATCAAAGACATTCCCAGATCTACTAGATTCTCGTGCATTACTGTAAATTGCTTCGATCTCAGCATCATCAGAAGTTTTCCTCGATGGGGTCTTAGAAGCCGGTGTGGCTGCTGGACCTACCGAGGCTCTCCGCTTTGACTCTGAAACCTCTGCTTGTGCACTCTGGGCCTGCCCATTGATATGGGAAGATGTTCGCAAGTAAGCGAGTTCGAGACCTTGCGGGGTATAAAACCGACCGCCCAATTCTTTGGCAGCGTCCTCGAACTCTTTAGTGGAAACAACATGATCCCAATCAGGACGAACAGGTCTGCCGTGAGCATCTTTCTGCTCACGCATCTGGTACGCATTAGCCTGAAGGCCTCGATCCCTCTCGTTGACATTGAGTGCAGCATCGTACCTTTGAGTACGATTGCTAATCTCTGCATCAACAAACATTCCTAGAGTAACCGCATCCTTCTGGGAAATCTCCTTAGCCACTGACGACTCGAATCCCTGCTCCTCGTATACACGTTGCCTTTGTTCAGCAAACGCCTTACGAGTCTGATACCGAGGATCTTGTCGGGGTCGTGGTGGAGATTGTACCGCTGGGGTTTGTTGCTGTGCCATTGCGTGACCTTCGAGACGGGCCAAACGCTCTTTGAGCATTTGGTTCTCGTTAGCCTGAGGACCATATTCGCTAAGTTTGTTCTCAAGGTTCTGGTAACTTTCTACCAGTTCCCCAACAGAATTAAACTTATCGGGGATGGGTACTTCCCCGCGAATATCCTGTTCGACCTCGCGCTGCGTAGCCTCATAGGCCTCTTCAATATAGTCCTTATCCTCGTCTTCAAGGGGAACTTCGGCCTTTATAGCTGCAGTGCTATCTACTACTTCTACGTCTTCTGTTGCAGGCGAGCCAAACTCGTTATCTGCCACTATGACGCTCCTTCGTTACGATTAGAAGTTGTCCCGTAAGGGCTTCTAATTTTCATAAGTCAACTGTGGTCTTCCGACCAGTAACAACTCTAACTCTTACCTCTTTTTTTTTGTTCTTCTTCGTGGTGCCGGAGGAGGACTCTGGAGAGCGTTAATTATACGAACAACATAACCACGCATCTCATCATCGAATTGCAATCCAAGTTCTGCCTGTGACTGCAATCGATGAGACTCATCCGCATTCAAGCCGGGCAATGCTTCTGTTGCCATTATTAGTATCTCCTAAATATAGAAGGTTTAGCAATCTCTAATTCTCTTAACTTGACTTTAGGATCAGAATCCAACTTTGTTTTTGAAGCTATAGCTTCCACCCCACCAACAAGTATCCTAATAGCTTTTATCTGGGCCTTGTGCTCATCCGCAGTTATCTCACCAGAAAGAAAAGCAACCTGACTTCTGTCCTCAAATTCATTCCAGAGCTTTTGAACTATTTTCCAACCGTCAGATTCTACAAGACTCCTCATTCGAGAAGCATCATCTATCTGTTTATTTAGAGACTTCACATATGCTGATAGGGCAGGAGGATCACTCTTGTCCTTATTGAGAAAATCCATTCTCACTGAGGTCCTCCCCCGGCTTCTTCTTGAGCACCCTGCATTGCCTCTTGTGCCATACCACTTGAATCTTGAACCTGCTCAGCACGCTGTTGCATAGAGGCCAATAGTTTCTCCGGGTTCGGAATCGCATAGGTCTTTAAGAAATACTTGATTAGCTCGTCGGCAACAATAATGCCACCCTGTGCATACGGGGCAAGGGTCTGCATAGCGAGGGCCGCATCCTGCCGGCGTTGAGCTTTCGAGAGAGGTAAAGCCTGATCTAATTCTGGTTTGACATCCCAGTCACCTGAAATATCTTCAGGTTTGATTCGGATATCTTCGGTAATCCCGTTTCGACTAATTCTGATCTGCTTGTCCTCGGTCGTAAACTGTTGCTCCAGGGCAATGATCCAACGGCCAATCTGTCTTAAGGCATGGTTTTGCATATCAAGAATCTTCATGCGAGTACGAGCCGCCGCGAACTCAGCCTTTATCTTGTCGGAGGTGGCTGTTGGTCTACTGGCACCGAAAGCCAAACCTCTTAAAACATCAGTAGCCCCCGTTATTCGCTGAACATCATTGTCCAACAATTCTTCTTCCTTGTATGTGGAGAAAGGCATATCTTGCTGCATCAAAGGACGGACAGCATCAGGAACATCCATATGCACAATTCCCCCAGGACGGCACATCAGTTCAACATCATCCACCCCAGCATTATTCATAACAGACCACATTCGATTCACAAGTTGATGGATGTTGTCCATACGGGCATTCCGAAGGTCTGACTTCTCTTCCTGGAAAGACTCCGCTATCTCAGCTTCTCCGATACCCATGGCTTCATGTGGCATACGGATATCGTTAATAATTCCAACTGGAATTTCTCCGTGCCATAGAGGTGAGGTTTCGTCCCGAAGGATTACTGATCGATTGCCCAGCCACATAACCCCATCCTCGGGCCGACTGAATCCTCGATCGCCGAACATACAGAGAACCTCAACCTGATTCATAGTCGTATCAAGGGCCTGACTATCTAGTCCAATAAGATCAAGACGTTCATGGATCCCAATATCAGCATCATCATTCGGATGGGGGAATCTTGAGTCCATCAATTCTCTCAATGCTTCCTTCTTGATAATCCCCTGGTCCGCCATCGTCTGAAGATGCTTGAACGGAAGAATAAATCTAATAATGAGCCAGTCAGACTTCTCTGCTGGTGGCCCATTGACCGTTGCCTTACCGGGCTGAAGGAAGACGTTGAAAACATCAAGGACCTGGACCTGCGGGCCATCATGCATGACGATCGGTATTTGGACACTTTGCTGGACAGTCTTCGAGAGAGGATCCCCATCGTCATGCCTTTCATATTGATGGACTCTCATAGGACGTTCATCGTAAAGCCAATCACATAGGTAAGGGGACCACCCATAGATCAATGCCTGCCGCATCATTGTTATCTGCTTGCTGACAAGATCCATTGCCTCAACGTCATACTCGAAGATCGCTTTCCACATTTCGATCTTTGTAGGATCTGCCCCTAGACGAGCTTCAGGTCTAAGCTCAAGCTGGTCACCAACAACATGGGGCAGGAAAGTTTCTACAACGTCGAAGATTACCGGCAGAACCATGTTCGAAGTCCACGGGTAATCAGGCTCTTTCCGGTAGGCACGATAACCCTGGTAATACCGGATCATGTCATCACGCTTCGTAGCGTAATAATCGTGGGAAATCTTCAGTCGGGTAAGAATAAGATTGACACGGGGATCATTAAGAGATCCCTCTCCCCCCGTAATTTCTAGTCTTTCGGCAAACTCAGTGACTTGATCAGCTGGAGCCTTTGCCATTATTTATTTCCCCACACGGACCATAGTTGGATACATACATCCTGTTCTACCACTAGGCCTCCACTCCTGCCGATACCTTGTCTGCCGTCTTCCACGAGCAGTAGCAAGCGTAGTTCTACCTATAGCAAAGTATCTTACCGCATCCATCCAGTGGTTTGTCCAGTCTCTTACAGCAGAGTCTAGATATGGTTGCTTCGGATCGTCCTTGGGATTGCGTGCTCTCCGGTAATGAATGAAGGCTTCCCAAACAGATGGACACTTGTTCCTGGAGATATAAAGCTTCCTTCTCTTGAAACGATCGTTCAGGATTTGAATCCCATCTAACCACTTGCTGTACTTGCTCTTGATCTTAATATTATGCTGGTTGTACACAGCATGATAGCTGGTTGTTTTGTGATCATCAGATTTTCTCGTCTGAAGAATAATATTCTCAACCTTGCCTGCGGGATCTCCGTAAGATCCAGACAGTCCAGCAATTCCATTGTTTGCTGTCCTCACCAAATTGTATGGATCTGCATTCAACATATCGACTAAGGCCTCACAGTTGTCCCAAACCGTGATCGCTCCAGAGTCTGAGTTCTTCCCTCCCTGGTATTCATCGATTATGTACCAAGTATCATCCTTGTCGATCTGGAAGAATACACAAGTTTCCTCATTTACCCCGTGATCATGGGTAGTGTAAAGCGGAAGATTGGGATTGTACTCAAGGCCTTCCACAAGATGGACTTCTTCGTCGAAACTACCCAAGATTCGGCCCTCAACAGCCCCTGAATAGCTGATTTCAAGCTCTCTAGCCACCTGTTCAGGGGTCATTCCATCGATAGCATGTTCGTACCATTCCTCCCCTCTAAGGGGGTGTAAGCTCCAATGTAGGGACAAATGGGCCATTAATTTGTTAGTTTCGGTGGCTAATCGGCCAAAACAGTGGTTTCTGCCCTCTCTAGGGGGCGTAGAAAGCAATATAAGCCCTCTTTGGCAGGCATACTTCATGGATTCGAGGTTTGCTTCCCCATAAGGCCAGTGACCGAACTCATCTGCCACTGCTCTACGGTATTTACCGCCACGTCCGGTATGCCTTACGGCCTTAATCCCTGCAATATAGGCCTCTGTCTTCTTGTTTCTCATCAATCCGGTCTTAATACGCAGTGGAGCCCTTGATTTCTGCCATTCAGGGAGGTTTTCGTAGATAAATCGGACCCTTCCAAGCAAAGAATCGGTCGTAGAGTCCTCCCCACCGTCATCTACGTCATCAAAACGACGCGATGCCATCAATAATGGGGCTGCTTCCTGGAATATGAGGTCATGACAGAAGATTGCACACAAAGACCACGTACACATCATGTCCCTGGACTTATCAATCAGGATGTTCGTCGGGTCTTTGAGAGCATCCAGGACCATACGGACGTGCGGAAAGTCAGGAAACAGGTCTACTGACTCATCCGGGGCGGATTTTCCGTCCTCTACAACTGCTTCCATGTGCAAATTTACGGCACGAGCATAGTTAAAGACCCAGAAATGAAGGTCTTCTTTGCACTTTACCCAGAGCTTGTCGTAAATAGCCTCTTGTTTTCGATCTAAAAGGCTCAGAGATGCAAGTATCTGCTCCTCTGTTTGGCCTTCGAGGCTTTTAAGTATCTGAGATTCTAGGTTTTCCAAATCGTATTTATAAGTTGTGTTAGTTGGCTGATAACAGTCTGGATCCTGAAAATTTTCCCACGTAAAAGAGTTTCCATTATATCTGAAGTACTAAATGTCGAGTTCATTCATCGGTATCAGTTCGTTGTGTGGTATCCACCAGCATGGAGGCCTCTTGCTCTCATTCCACCATTCCTTTTTCATAGCACTAGGGCTTTTTACCAACCAACCAACCATTCTAGCTAGGGCCGGATCCCATCCATTCGATTGCCCTACTTTGTGCAACGTCCTTTGACCCCAGAGGATCTGAACACAAATAAAAATGGACTCTGAATCAGTTCGATATACGGAAAAATGCGGTGCCGGTCCTTTGAACTCAGTAGAACGCACTTCATATTGATTTGCTAAATCTCCATGTGTTGGCTTCTCACCACCAGGAGTCCAGGCCACTCCAAGGTACCTAGCCACAGCAAGCTCTGCCATCGTTCCAACAACAGTATGACTATACCTCGTTCCTTCTGCTCTCCCAGAACTGGCCCCACCGTGATCTAGTATCCTCCCATCCTTAACCCCTCTTATCAGTCGAGTAGCAGCAACATTGGATGCAGCCATAACCTCTTCGGAACTTATTCCTATTTCTTCCATCTCCCCCTCCTAGTTAACTACGTTGTTTTCTTTCCGGCCCCACGGAAATGCCTACTCTGAGGATCTCTTTTATTTGCCCTAGCAGCATTAGAACCTGTCTTGGGTTCCAGGCCTTTCTTTGGTATGGCACGAATCTTTTTCTCAGCCTGATTCCTGGCCTTGGCAGCTTTGGCCTTTTTCGGGGACCAGGATGAACTCCTACTAGATTCGGCCCGACTTTTAGTGAGCTTCCGCCGATGTTCAGCACGCCTTTGGTTGCTTCGAGCCATCAAGCCAGGACCCACTCCGCTAAATTTCCCGTGCGGTTCGCCAGCGGCACGACCGGGACCAGCAGGACCAGGATGTGCTTTTTTCTTGGCTTCTTTTGCTTGGGCCTTGCCCTCCTTCGTATATGCGTACTTCTTTCCTCCAACCTTAGGCATTATTTCTCCTTAGTATAGGACCTGAAAAAAGGGGGGTGCTGCCCTGGCATCTATGCCGGGGTGAGCGGCAATGTTCGGGGCCAATGGCAGCACAACGGTTGAGCCATGCAACCGTGATGGCAGATTCTATCCCGACTTGTCTGCAGATAGTTCTAACTTGAATGAGACTATTCCCCAATACCATGCTAGTAGTTGGTTAACAAGATAAGGGTTTGTCTTGCCCCCTGTCAAATGGTTTCGAACAACTTCCTTCCAATGCCTAACCCCAGATGTCAAATCAATGTCAAGTTCGGCTAACCATTTATCTCTAAGCTTCCATAGAGTCACCTGGAGAACAGGGATCCGATGAGTGGTCTTGAAAGACTTTACAAGATTGAAACCCTTGTTAGGTTGCTTTCCCTTCAAAGCTAGAGGGGGATGATGCAAAGTCCCCGGAACCTCGATCATGGAACCAGTATTCAGAAGGGAATTTAAAAATTTTTGCGGATTTATCTTAAACCCTGGCTGCTTACGGATGGGGAACCACCCCCGGTCCTGTCTTAGATCGAACGGGTTCTCCCAGTCAATGGACCGGGCTAGATCAACCCCTCCTAAATGTACCGCCTGGGAGGCTTCTTTCAAATTACGCTTACATGCCCCTGTTAGTCCATCTATCCCAGGGGCCTCTACCTTCCAGGGATTCATCATAATAAAACTATCAGTAAAAACAGGCTTCATATCAGAGAAGTAGACGATTCTCTTTGGCTTTAAATACCCCGCAGGAGCATCAAAAGAGATTATCGTCCTCTTGCTGCCCATACCCCTGTCTTGAGCCGACCGGCTTATTACCTTTACCTCATCCCCGTAAGCATTAAGTAGGTTAATGGCCTTAACCCGACGTTCATCTCGTTTCATATCCCCCACCTTTTTAATGAAAATTCTAGAAGGTGTTATATCACATTTCAGGCAATAGCCCAAAGGGGACTCCTAAGCGCGGGCATGTGATCCAAATAACCGAAGGGGGGGTCGATCGAGCCTATACTGGCTTTGAAGGAATTAATGTCCCCAAATGGGGAAATGTGCCCCCCCCTTCAATGACCGGTGGAAAATATCCCGCGCTGCACTGCACCAAGAGCAGCCACCACCACCACCAGACAAAAATAGGCCCCGCTTTAATTGGTAACCCACTACCCAAAAAAGCGAGGCCCTACTAGATCAACTCCCGGCAATTGGGGTCAGTTCATAGATACCTCGATTCTGTTTCCGTCCACATCCATCACGATACAACCAACGATAGATGCAGCACCCGGCACACCCAAAGAACCACCCAAACTAGAGAACCTAACCCGGAGAACCTGACGTAGTGCAACGTTCTCACGATTAAGCAAACCATTCTCCCGTTCGACCTGATCTAACCGTTCGTTACCCTCATCAATCCTGCTTAGCAGGTGGTCGATATCCTTCTTAATACTCTTAACCTGAGGATCAATAACGGGCTTAGTCTCCTTTGAAACCCCATTCATTACCGCACCACCCCGGCCCGTATCTCTAAGACCTTAAGCCGATCGTCAGCCTCTTGTACCCATGTGGACATTGTCTGGTTCACCTTGTCCTGTTGCGTGAATAGGTCCATGAATTCCGTTATCACCTTCTGCATTGCTTCGATCATGTTAATCAGTTCCGCCATTGTTTGCCCTTTCTTTTTCTAGTGCTGCAATTCTCTTGTTGGTTTTCTTTAGCCCATGCATCAACGTAGAAAATCCCTCAAGGTGTAGGCTATGTTGCTTTGCCTGCATCCCGAGCAAGTCTTGAATCTTAGTTATCATCTCTCCCGCTTCTTTTAGCGTGTACAGGGACTGGCCCGTTCTACGGGTGCCCAGGTCTCTAAGTGTCATTTGTATGACCTATCTATGACTGCGTTAAGGATGGCCAGGTAAACCACTATGCCGAACAGGACTAGCCCAGCCGTCATGGTGAAACTTCTTTACCGGTGAAGTCTTCAGGGTTAACACCAAGCACTTCCGCAACCTTCTCTAGTGTTACGTGTCCGTTGTTCTGCTTGTCCAGTTCCACGTTGGTCAGGATTAACCCCTTACCCAGCTCATCAATGCGTATATGCAACCGTTTAAACTGCCCTTCTATATGCTCTGGGTCACCCTGACAAAGAGAGCAGCCAATACCGGTGAAGGAGTCTAGTATTGCCTTTATGTCGTCTATGCGGGTGTTGGCTGTCGTAAACCTTCTGGCGTTTTCTGTTCTTTCCCTACGGTTTATGTCTTGGTAGGTCTCTATGTGTTTCTCCATATCGACACATCGGTGCCGGTTCTCGTTCACATTGCACATGTTTGCAGTAACCTTGCCTCCCATAACCCCTACCTTTTCCGATAGTTTCTCTAAATCGGAGCACGAAGCTTTGTTGTATGGGCTCATGTCAAATTCTAGTCTCAAGTTGTCGATACTGAGACTAATCAAGTCCTGAAGGCCACGGCTCTCGGCGATCCGGTCCCGGTCTAGTGAGGCGTGCCTAGCTTCGAGCCGTGCTAACGACCTATGCAGAAGGTACACGCACCCGGCCAGTATCCCGGACACACTTCCTATTAAAACATCAAACATCTAAACCCCCTTGTTAAGGTGGGAAGGATTAACCCCGGCAAACTAGCACTAACTAGTTGCATATTGCAACGGGCCACCTAAAATTGGTACATGTCTGGGTCACGTTACGGAACATACAAAGCTTGCAATCCTGAATGGCTGAGAATAGGCCGGACGTCAGCAACTAGTAAAATGCCGTGCCAATCCTGGGGAATACCAGTACACCCCACTCCCGGGATCGAAGGTTCAGGATGTACCACGGGCCTGCAGTTAATGCCGAACGATCAAACGATTTGTTCAATTTGTAGGGTTGATGGCCGTGGATTTTACCGTTTTCCTGGGGCCGTCAAGGCACAAACCCGACGTTTGCTTGCGCTTGAGCACTCGGCCACGTTCGTGGATGACTTCGCGCACGTATTACAAACAATGTACGAGCGACGCGGCCAGGACGTTTTTAGGTGGCTAGACACTGGTGACCTCACTCCAAAGCTACTCCGGCACATTATCGCTATCGGTAAGCGTGTTCCTAGCGTCCGGTTCTGGGTACCGAGCAAAGAGTACCGGCTAGTGAGGCCACTGCGTGAGCCTGGAGTACTGCCGGACAATGTCACGGTCAGAGTATCGGCACCGCTACGCGATCAGCCACCGTGGTCAATCGGACTACCTACAGCGACGGTGCATCACCTGAAGGCTCCGATAGGATATGAATGTCCAGCACCGAAACAGGGAAACCAGTGCCTAGATTGTAGGGCCTGCTGGGATCGGGGCGTTGACAATATCAGCTACAAAGAGGACTACTCGAAAAGCGCAAGGCCGTGACGGTCTCAGGGTTTTATCTTGCGCTCGCGCTCGCGCTTGCCCCCAAGCACCTCCGCAGCGGTGTCCAGCATCCCCGCTCGGCC